AAGCGATCTTACGAAGCAAACATAAACTATCTTATCACATCGTTCAATGGTGTTAAAGGCCACGAAGCAGTTCGTAAGATCTTTGAGAAAAACTATAGCCCAGCAGGATTAACAGAAAAGCCCGAGACGAATAAAGCCGGAGAAAAGATAGGACAACCCGAAAGAACAAAAAGATTCGAACTTCTCTCTGAGAAAGGAAGATATTTTTACAGACAAGAAACACGAGGAAACATGAAATTAACAATTCCTCGGTACACTCCTTCAGAAGCAATCAAGTTTATTTGTCGAAAAAGTTTTTCTGATTTAAATCCTTCTTGCACGTATCGTTTTTTCGAGACTTTCGATGGTTTTTATTTTGTTACGGACGAATGGTTACACGACAAGGCGAGAATCAAGGGCAACACAAAAATACTCAACTATTTTCAATTCAGCAGTAGAGATCCTGAAGATGCAGCTGCTCAAGTAAGTACTATTCAATCGTTTCGAAATCCAAGACGAGCTAATGTCGCTGAAGAAATGATAAACGGTGCTTATCGAAACAGCGTCATTGAAATCGACCTTCTCCGCCACGTTGTTAAAAGATACGATTACAATTATCTCGAATCTGATGCTCAGTTTATTGAGAGCAATCAAGACAACGTGAATCTAAGTAAAGTCAAAAAAGTTAAGCAGAAATTTAAAACGTCAAATGCCGGTACAGCTACTCTTTCTTCTGACATTCACTCAGAAGAGTTTATCAAACAGACGTTCAACGAGAACAACGCGAAAAGATTCATGATCATTCGTGATTACACTGAGAAAGAGTCAGGAAGTGGTCCTAGTAAAGACGAAACATTCTATAGGCAGTCAGCAGCTTTCAAAACAATGTACAGTAATCACCTGAATGCCACACAAGTTACCATAACATTAAAAGGAAGACTTGACTTAGAACCAGGCGAAGTCGTAAGTATTAATGTACGTGAGCTCGACGCTGGCGGAGAATCAAAGCCAAACAGACAACTAAGCGGTCGTTATCTAATAAGAACCGTTGTTAACAATGTAGAAGGTAATGTGCTCGAAACAATCTGTCAAGTTTCGAAGTACGACTGGAGTGATGCAGCAAGTGACACGAGTGAGGTAAGCTAGTAATGAGAGGTTTAGGAATTAATCAACCGATGTTCTTCATCGGAATCGTAGAAGATATTGACGACAAACAACTTCAGGGGCGAGTCAAAGTCCGTGCCTTTGGTATTCACGGGACTCATGGCGAAGTACCTACAACCGATCTTCCTTGGGCGCTTTGTGTTCAAGGTGGGTACGATCCAAATGCTCCGCTTCCTCGGATGGGTTCTTTCGTGTTCGGTATGTTTATTGATGGAGATGAAGCGCAACATCCTCTTATATTAGGTGTAATCCCAAGCCAGTTTGTGGATGAAGTCGATCCAAACAGTGATGGTTATTCTTGTGTTCCTCTTCAAGACGGAGATATTCTCGCTAAAGGATACACACCAGAAGATTTTGGAGAGCCTCCACTTTCGAAGCTAGTGAGAGGCGAGCGCATTGACGAAACATACCACGCAGATGTTAGCATCAATGCTGTTCAAGATCAAAAGATCGCAAATATGGAAGAGACTTGGTCTCAGCCTCCTTCTGCTTATTCAGCCAGGTATCCTTACAATCGAGTAATTGAAACTGCTCGACATACTATTGAGCTTGACGACACACCAAACGCTGAGCGTATTATGATTCACCACAAGTCTGGTGCATTCATTCAGATTGACGCTATGGGTACTGTTACTGAGCGAGCGGAAGGGGATCGTTATGAAATTAATATCGGAACCAAACACGAATCTTCAGAAGCTTCTGTTGTTACAATCAACGGTAACGCTCATGTTTATGTTAGAGGAAATAAAACAGAAGAGATCGAAGGCGATTATAAACTGTTAGTTCACGGTACAACCGAGATCGGAGCTGGCGGTAACTTGTTCTTGAATGCTGGCGATAGCTTGATGGCAAGAGGTTCAACAACAAGAATCGAGTCCTCAATTGACGCCCTCACTCTATTCGGTAAAGAACAAATTCAAATGGAAGCCGAGAAGCAGATTAATGTCGTATCTCAGAACATTAAGCACAATGCTCTACTTGATTACGCGGTTTATTCGACAAAAGGATTTAAGTTTAGTACTCCTTTAGATTTCCATTTAACTGCAAGCAATATCGTGATGACGGCTACATGTTTGGTTCCACCAGCACCAGGCATTACTCAGTTTGTTACTGGAACAATAGGTACACCTCTCCAAGCTGGCTTCAATTTAACAGTCAGTCCTCAAGGTGGAATGAACGTAAATGCAGTTAGTGGTAGCTTTAACGGTATATGGAATGCAGTCGCACTTAATGCAGGTGCAATTACTGCTAGTTCTGTTGTTAACTCTCCTCTTGTTCTTGCTACTGATGTATTAGCTGCAACGGGTGACTTTACTACACTGGGAGCTCCTTTACCGAAAGGACCTGTAAGCTACAATGAGAGTGGTACGTATAGACTACCACTTACGGCTGGTTCTATTCCTACAATACCGGATTTAACTGTTGCTGCTATTAGTGACCCAACTCCACCTATATTCGGTAAAGCTTCTGGTTGGGCTTACCCAGTAGGTAACGGTCCGGAGTTCTATACAAGTATATTAACTTCACCATTTAGCTTTATTGGTAGCATAATACCTGCATTAGATTTCGGTGGGTATGGAATCACACGAGCTCAAATGCCAGAACCACCTTCAAAGAGTATGATGTGCTTCAACCAATCATACTATCCTCGTGGATATTCTGTTGGTATATTTAACACGTCATTGGAGGATTAAGAAATGGCTACTTGTATAGACTACAGAGATCAAGTATCTCAAAACACAAGAGCGATTACACCCGGTCCTAATATTAACTTTCAAGGCGAATACACACTAAACCAAATAGCTGTATTCACTGATGAGCTAGCAGAAAACATAAGAGAAAACGCTGAGACTAACCCTTTAGTGAGAGCTCGAAATCGTTTTGGAGACACTTTAGACGAATCAACTAACTATTTGAACAGTTTATTTCGAGATTTAATTAGTGATAGGCTGAGTGATTTTCCTGAAGCCGAGCGTCGGTGGAGCAGAGGGAATATAACTGTACTAGAAGTGGCCGACTTCATAGACCAATATAACTATACTCCTCAGGGTATTATTGACCAGACGGACTATCTGAAGCTTCTGAGAGAGATCGATAGCTATTACGTCGATTCATTCGCTGACAGCTTGCTCGGAGGCTTCTGTAAAACTCTTCAAAACATATTTCAACAGATCGAAGCTTTCTATGATTTGATTGGTGTAGTCGAAGGTATTATTGGAGACGTACTTAGTCTAGTCAACAAGATTCAAAACTTCGATGGATTTGAGGAGCTCAAAGATCAAACGCTGATTGAGTACTTAAAAACTGAAATTGAAGAAGCTATCACTGAAATTGTTGGTCAGGTTATGCAAGAAGTCGAAGATGCGATTGCGAACTTCAACATTAATGGTATTATTGGTGAGCTGAAAGGTGGTACTTTGGCCAGTGTGAAAGCTATCATGACTACTAAAGAACAAATGTGTGCTTTCTTTACAGAAGATAACAAGAAAACAATTAAAGATCGTGTAAGAGGCCTGATCAACTATGCGATGAGTCTTTTCGAAAGACCGAGCTTAGATCAGATACGCTACATGGTGTTTAGATTCTGTGCTCTTGCGACTAATATTGAATTGCTTATTAGAGATATTAAGAAGCCTCTTGATGATTATGGATTTAGATACCAACGCATAGTAAAGCGTATGGCTGCTATCTCGAATATTAATACCTCGACTGCTATTCGAAATAGTGCTATAAGATATTCTCCTGAAAGACGACAAGAATCCATAAATAGATTAAGAGCTCTGTGGAACGGGGAATCGGGTACGCCCATTACACCAACAGGTGAGGAACTGAAAGCTGTAAAACCTATTACTGCTGAAGAATATCAGGAACTTCCTGTTTGTGGAAAGGTGTTTAAAGGCGAAGATAATCGAGTTGCGGTTGAAGGTGATTGGGTTAAAGACTTAGGTATTACTGGTTATACTCGTATTGATCTCGACGTTAAAGTATACTTAATGAGAGTCCAAGCAGAGATAGGCGGAAAGTATACTATCACACGGGGATGGTATAGTAAAGATTACAACGATTCAGTCGAAGGCGATCCCGAGAACAGCCACTTAAGTGGACTAGTTATAGATATAAAAGTCGATCCACTCGAGTTCGACACAGACGATTTTGTAGAGTCTGCTTTAAAGAATGGATTTAAATATGTCGTCGTGAAAGGCGACGAAATTCATCTAGACATACGAGAAATACCGAGATGACGATAACACTAAAAACGCCATTAACGAAAAGGCCGACTCTTTATACAGACTTTAAGAAAGATCTGCGCTTGTCTCCTATTTCTCAAGATATTACTATATTGAAAGATGAAGACGCTGTTAAGGACTCAATCAAAAATCTGTTGTTAACCGATCCGGGCGAGAGACCGATGCAACCTTTTCTAGGCGCTGGCATTCGAGCTCTGCTGTTTGAAAACATTACGCCTGGTACTCTTAAGCTAATAGAACAAAAAGTTAAAACTACGATAAACAACTACGAACCACGAGCTGAGTTGATCGACGTTTTAGCTTCATCTACAATTGATGATAATGCAGTAAGCATCAGAGTAACTTTTTACATTAAGAACGCTAATCAACCAATCGAACTAGATGTCATACTAGAAAGGATAAGATAAGATGGCCAATCCTAAGACACCAATCACTGAGCTTGATTTTGATTCGATCAAAACTCAGCTAAGACAATACTTGCAAACGCAAGCTCAGTTTAAAGATTACAATTTTGAAGGAAGTAACTTAAGTGCGTTGCTCGATGTTCTTGCATTCAACACGTTTCAAAACAACTTCTACACAAATATGGCAATCAACGAGATGTTCCTTGACTCGGCCGTCATCAAGAACTCTGTCGTTTCCCATGCTAAAGAATTAAACTATCTACCAAGATCTCGTAAGTCAGCTCGAGCAACTGTAAGATTAGTTATTGACTCTCCCGATTTTCAAGGCTCAACGATTACGATTCCTCGTTACAGCAACTTCAGCTCGAACTATCAGGGTGAGACATTCAACTTCGTAACAGACGAAGTGTATGTAGCGAGAAAAACACTGAATGCCGTAACAGGAGACATTGAGTTTGTCGCTGATAATGTTGTTATTTACGAAGGACAAATGCTATCTAGCTTCCAACGTGAAGGATTTATCGTCGATGCAGACGGTATTCTAAGAGTCTATCTTACTAACAACGAAGTAGACACTGATTCAATTGTCGTGTTCGTAGATGCGGAAGCAACAGAAGATCAGAACATTTTTGCTCGAGCTAACACAATCTTTGGTGTTAAGCCTACTGATAAAGTGTTCTACATTGAGCCATACTTCGATGATCGATATTCGATCTACTTCGGTAAGAACGAATTTGGTTTACAGCCAGAAGAATTTGAAGACGTCCGCGTGAGGTACCGCGTCACGTCAGGCGCGGAAGCAAATGGGGCTAACAGTTTTTCAGCTAGCTTCGTAGAGAATGCAACCATTGATGTACAAACGATCTCAGCAGCATCTGGCGGTCAGGAAAGAGAATCAATCGAAAGTATTCGTTATTTCGCTCCAAAAGCTTTACAAATTCAAGAGCGAGCTGTAACAACCAGCGACTACGAGATTCTACTGAAGCAAAGATTTCCAGAGATTAAGGCAGTATCTGCTTATGGAGGTGAGGATCTTGATCCACCTCAGTTTGGTAAAGTCGCTATTAGTGTTTTCTTAGATGATAACACCCAGTTGATTAGCTCAACACTTTCAAACGCATTTATCACTTATCTTTCAGAAAAGAGTCCTCTTGGTATCGAGCCTGTGTTTGTACAAACAAAATTCATTTATAGCGAACTCGATATCAGCTCTCTGTATACTAATAAGTACACCGAGAAAACAGTAGCCGAACTTGAATCATTAATTCGAGCAGCAGTACAAACATACTCAAACAATAATCTAGAAGATTTCAACACTACGCTTTATAGATCGAAACTAACTAGCGCACTCGATAATCTAGACACCGCTATTGAGAGTAGTTCAATCGAACTCACGCCTTATATTGAGTACTCTCCTGTTTTAAATGTTCGAGCAGCCCCTTCATTTAGATTCGAATCTGAGTTGGTGAAGCCATATCCTTTCAGAGCGACTAACGGCTTTTCTGATTACAAGCCAGCAGTTACCAGTACTCCTTTTGATGTTGATGGTGTATGTGTTTATCTTCAGGACGACGGCATCGGTAATATGATGACTGTTACTGATGACGCTACGAATCCTCAGGTAGTAAACCCTTCTGCAGGGACAGTTAACTACGCTACAGGCGAGATCAAGTTATCAAACTTTATCGTTGAAGAATATAACGGAAGCGCTATTAAGATTAAGGCGCGTCTCAAAGGAAGTAATGTAAAAGCGCCACAGGGTCGTGTGTTTATTATTCGAGATGATGATGTGTTTGTTGATGTAAGAGAGTCAACAACTAAAGTCGGTACTTCAACTTCATCGTCAACTATCGGAACGTTATAAGAGAGATTTTTCCTCATGGAAATAGAAAAGAATATATCATTTTTTGTTGATCAACAATTTCCGGCCATCTATAGAGAGAATGGTCCAGAGCTTGTTGAACTCGCGAGATATTACTATAAGTTTCTTGAGGATACTACAAATCAAACTCTGCACGTTAACCGTAGACTCTTCGAGTACAAAGATGTAGATACTACGGTCAAAGAACTTTTAATTTTCTTTCATAAAAAGTTTCTAGCAGATTTGCCGCTCAAAGAAAACATTGTTCCCTTTCTCACTAAGAATATTTTAGATCTTTATAGACGAAAAGGTACACCTGCCGGTATCGAAGTGTTTTTCTCGATATTCTTTAACGAATATGATATTGAAATATTCTATCCTGCCGAGAAGATGCTTAAAGTTTCGAACTCGAAATGGAGACAGGGTGTTTACCTGCAGTTATTTCCAAACAACAATTATTTCCTATCAAAGTCAGATAAAGCTTATACGTATGCTGATTTAATTTCCCAAAACATTACTGGCTCAGTGTCAGGAGCTAAAGGTGCTGTTAGCAGAATTAATTTTATTCTTATTGATGGTACTAAAACACCTATCATATACATCGATGAAGTACAGGGAAACTTTACTCAGTTTGACGACATTACGACAGTCATCAACGGAGAACTTGTTAACTTTGGTGTAGTGAATGGATCTCTCAGTGACTTCATCGTCGATACTTCTCCAGAAGCAGTTAGGACGACATACAACAACGTCGGTGATATCTACAACGTTAGATCTGAAAACGGATTCGGCGGTAAGGTTGTTGTTACTGAAGTATCAGATCAGATTTCCGGGCAAATTGATTATGAACTCATTGATGGCGGATACGGATATACAGTAGAGAATACGAGACTTTTAGTTTCAAATCAAACAATTCTTCTTAACAACGAAAATTTAGATTTTGTTATCTATGAAACACTGAGAGACACCGCCGGTAACGAAGGTATTGTTATCGGACAAACTAATAATGCCGTTGGTGTCAGAATGAATTCTGGCAACGAATTCAATATATCAAGAAATATCTTTGCAGTTGACCGAGCGCCGGGAATTGCATTACAAGTCGAGTTCGTTTCTGAAATTAACAATTCATCACCGGGGACGTTGTTTCCAGACGATGGGCTAGACACCAGTGTAATCGCTGACATTACTAATACCGCCGACATCGAAGTAATCTTTGATGTGATTCAACCATTTGCCGGCGTAAATCTAAACGCAGCTGATTATGAAGCCGCTGCACCGATGTCAGGTAGTGCTAGTCCTGTAACAATTAATACACCGTTAGATGAAGCTTTTGATATATCAACGCTTACGATAGGTAAAATTAGTCTATTTAGAAATGTTGGGCCCGGCTCAAATTATAAAACACAAGTGTTTGCTCGAGCGCAAGACAATGTCGTAAATAAACTACAACGTCGGAGTCAGATACTGAGATTAGATGTTCCCGGCAACGCAGGTATTTTTAACAAAGGCGAAATTATAACAGAAGATAATACAGGAACACAAGCAGAAGTTCTTTCTACAGATACAGTAAAAGGTCTTGTTACAATTAATGCGTTCAGTTATGAAGGATTCAACGGCCAAGATGATGTTATAAGAAGTAACGGCGATGCTTTTGTAGTGAATGGCGTTGAGCTTGACTCCAGCAGCAACGTTTGGGGAGACAATGCTGTAGTTGATGCTGAGACCGAGTTTGCTACCGGGCAAATCAGCAAAGTAAGGATCATTAATTCAGGTTTCGGATATCTAGCAAACACAGTAGGCGAGCTTATTGACGAAGATGGAGACGTTCAAGCCGAAGGTACAATCATTCAAAACACGCAAGGATTTACTGAAGGTTATTGGGCAGACTTTACTTCTCACTTGAACGGGCATATTCAAAAGCAAATTGATCCGGAAACAACACCTATATTACCAACTCGAGCGTTTGCCACACAAGTTTCAACAGTAGCTGTAGGCGCGACTACTAATCCAACCGAGTTTGCAGCATGGGGTGAAACAATAGCCTCAGACGGATTTGCTTATCTTGATATGAACGAAGATGGTAATGTGACTTCGTCAGATTCGCTTATCTTCTTAAAAATTGCTGTTGGGTCGACTGACGTCACAGAAGATCAACTCAATCGATGGAACAATATAGTCGTCCCAAGTTTGAAAGCACAGTTCTGGTACTTAGACAATAGTAGTCTTTACGAGTACCTTCCTACTTTCGACTACTTCAATTCTTCAATGCGTATTCAAGACAGTGACTTTTACCAAGACTATTCATACCAAATTAAATCAACACTACCATTGTCGTTGTACGAAGATAGCCTAAAGGAGAATGTTCACTTAGCTGGTACAAAGTTATTCGGAGACTTTGTCTATAAAGTCGAGGTTCCGGGATCCATACGCCCTAGGTTCTTAAGACTATTCAATGATCAAGGCAAGGGTTCTCCATTAGATATCGCAAACACGGATTTACTAGAAGCTTCTGTAACAAACTTCACTGCCGACTCTACGTTTGTCACAGCAGATCATGAACCAATATAATAAATATTTAATCAAATTCTGAGGAAAAACATGCTATGGCCAAGCAGATAATCAACATCGGAGCATCCGCTAATGACGGAAATGGTGATCCTCTCCGTAATGCTTTCGATAAAACAAACGACAACTTCAATGAGTTGTATTTTGCGCTAGGAAATTCTAGTAACGCAACGAACCTTTTCAACGGTTCTGGCGAGTTTGATCTCACCGGCAAAGCCCACAAAGTATCTTTCTTTTATCCATCAGAAGCTGCTTTACTTGCTTTGAACGAATCTACGTATAAAGGTTGTATTGGATTCGCTCAAGACACAGGATCGCTTTATTACTCAGATTCCAATGATTGGATTAAGATTGCTAAGTTTACTGATATAGGTGGAGGTGGAGGTTCGTCTGCTAACACATTTGGTACAATAGCAGTTTCTGGCCAAAACAACATTGTGGCAGATGGCACGACTGATACGCTTACTTTTGTAGCCGGTTCAAATATTACTCTTACAACTAATAGTACAAACGACTCTATCACTATTGCTGCGAGCGGCGGAGGTGCTTCTGCTATAGATGATCTTAGTGACGTTACGGTTTCAAGTCCAAGTAACGGTGAAGTATTAAAGTGGAACGGTTCCGCTTGGGTTAATGCTGCAGATGCTACTGCTGGTACTGGTACGTTCATAAGCTTATCTGATACACCTGCATCATTTGGATCCGCCGGGCAAATTTTAAGAATTAATAGTGGTGGTGACGGAATTGAATTTGCTACTGTAAGCGCAGGTTATTCTGACAGTGATGTCAATACACATTTAAATACTGGATCAGCTTCTGCAGGTGAAGTACTAAGTTGGACTGGCTCTGACTATGACTGGGTTACCGCCGGTGGGGGATCGTCTACTTTTGCTGCACTTACCGAAATCAATGCAGCAGATATCGATGTTCATGATATAGCTGTACAAGCTTCAACAACCTTAGTAGCAACACCTAATGGAACATCAGCTTTTCGTTTCGACCAGTATGGAACAACAGATAATCCAACTGTTTATGCTAAAGCTGGTATGACTATTGCTTTCGACCTAACAGCTCTTGGAAGCCATCCATTTGCAATACAACAACCTGAAGGGTCTAATTATAATACAGGCCTTGTACACGTAGCTCCAAATGGAACAGTGTCGACAGGCTCTAATGCACAAAGTAAAACATCAGGCGTTCTTTATTGGAAAGTTCCAGCTGCCATTTCAGGAACTTACAAATATCAATGCACATCTCACGGAGCTATGAATGGTAACATAGTTTTAGAAGCTGCGGCCGGCAGCAGTGGAGGTTCTCTTTCTAGAAATACTGAATCCGAAACAACAGCGAGTTTAGCAAATGGCGCATCAGGAAACGTTGCATATGCTGATCTAGGAAAATCTTATGCACTTTACTCAGTAACTGTTGATAAAGAATCCTGGGTAAGAATATATTCTGATACAGCATCAAGAACAGCAGATGCTAGTCGAAATCAGGGTGATGATCCTCCAGAAGGTGCAGGAATCATTGCAGAGTTTATTGCTACCTCAGCCAACACGACATTTAAAGTTACACCTGCTGTTTACGGATACGTTGATAATAGTGAAACTACTATTCCAGCAGCAGTAAAGAATAATTCAGGATCGACCGGAACAGTTACAGTTACTCTTACCGCTCTTACTTTAGAGACATAATATATGGAAAAGCGTAAATACACAGTTGTTCTTCAACCAGGAACAGATGAACCTGCGTTCTTAGCAAATGAAGCTGCAGGGATGGAAGTAGCTAGCAACCTTAATTTGCTAGACAGTATTATATCAATGCGTCTTACAGATGAAGAAGTATCAGTACTATTGTCAAGTGATTTAGTGATTGATTGTGAATTAGAATTACCTGTAGTTGAAACTACTTATCCCGTTACACCAGAGTATACACGAAATACTACACTCGAAACAAGAAGTGCACCTAGTGGAGCAAACGGAGCTGATTATTCCGGTACTAATTTTTGGTTTCATGGCGGAGTAAACATTACAGCAAATTCTGGACCCGTTGGTTTTTTTACTGGTGATGGGGAAGATGCTGAGGTTTCTGCAACTATAAACCAAAACTATGCCGGCGAATATGTTGATATAGTTGCGATAGAAGCCGGAACACCATTATCAACATATGATTCTTATGCGTACACACATCCGGATTTTTTAGATGCTAACAATAATCCTAGATTTGTTAAGACTGATTGGACGACTTATGAGTCTGGTCTTGCTAGCCAAAATCAAGCGACTGCTAATACAACTTTTTTTAGTGCTCATGCTATTGGAGTATTGAGTGCTGCCGGTGGTACATATTGTGGATGGAGTAAAGTCTCTAGCTTAAGAGTGGTTTATCTTGCGGACGGCGTCCCGGAAGCTTATAATGGTGTTCTTAATTTTCACCAAAATAAACCGGTAAATCCAGCAACAGGAGTTCGAAATGCCACAATTGTAACTGGAGCTTGGGGTTTTACTGGAGTTGACTTGACTGGTGCCGCCCCGGTTGAATATATTAATAAACTGGAAGTATACGATACTGCAGGAAATCTAACTACAATCAATAGACCAGGCGGCGGCTGGGGTACAGACTTTACGCCATTCACTGATAACTTAATGGTTCCGCGTGTCATTAATGATCCTGCAGATAGCACTGACAAGTGGATGATTGCCTGGAATTTAGGAAGTCGCTATACAACATTAGATACAATCATGAATAGTTACAATAATACCGGCGGAATATATCATTTTGATAGTGCAGGAAATAACTCTGCCGTTGGTGTTGGCGAAAATGATCCTCGAAAAGAGAACAAAGTTTACATAGACAACTCTGTAAGTGCCGTGAATATATCTCTTGATGGAGATGGAAGATATGTATTCAATACTTACACTACTCCCTCATCTCCTACGTCAGTATTCGCAAGGCCCTGCCGTCTTTTCAAGGGTGGTGGCGCAAACCAAATAACAATAGCTGCTTGTCAACATAGTACTATTAATCCTTTATTAGATGATTATAGTAATAGAGGTCCTATGGTTGATGTTGCGGCAACAGGCGCATACACGTGGACTTCTTATCCTACAACATCTAAACTAGATGGAACGTGGGGATACTTTAGTGGAACCTCTTGTGCCGGGCCTGTTGCAGCAGGGACAGCGAGTATAATGATATGTGATTTCTTTGTAAAAAGAGGTGTTTATCCTACCATCGCGCAATTAAAAGAAATCATTACAAACAACTCAAAGCAGGTGCTTGAAAGTGAAGGTCTTGAAGATTTTTCAAGTATAAGCTCTCCCGGAAATAAAGCTTCTACAAGATTGTATAGCTCTTTTAATGTGTTTCGCATCAGTGAAGGTGATTCGCAAAACGGTGGAAGCGATTTAAGTGATCTTTTCGGTACACCAACAGACAGAATATATTTGCCATACTCTATTCGACTAGGCACTGGTAAATACATTAATTCGGTTAGAGGTCCTGCACAAGGCCGTAGGCCATCTTCAGGACAAGCTTATCCTCGAAGAAAGATAGTAGTAGCAGCCTAAGCGATGGGGATAAATAAGATAAACTATCACAATACAAATGAGTAAAATATGGCAGAGATACTAAGTAACAGCTTTAAAAGTGATCTTAATAGACTGTTTGTCGAAGATGCTTTGACGAACGAGAACTATTATCTGTTTGTTTCTGCGATAGATACTTTCGATCCAGAAGATTCACAATTTTCTAAAAATGAATTCTTAGAAAAAACACTTTTTGGTAAGCGAATTCTTCCAGACGATATTCATTACATGATCAAGTATTATCCTTGGCAGAAAGATCAAGTGTACGAAGAATACGATGACAAAATTGATTTAACTGACAAGCGCTTCTATGCTGTCGTGGGCCCGAATGACAACGACACCGGCGACTACCGAGTGTACAAGTGCCTGAGCAACAACGATGGCGCAAAGGTTACTAGCCCTCCAAATTTTAATGCTACTACACCTAATCAAATTTACGAAACAGCCGATGGATACATTTGGAAGCACATGTACAAAATTTCAGACCTTGAGTTTGAAGCTTATAATGCGATCGGTTATATTCCTCTAGTAGACGATTTTGTTGCAAATCCTACACCAGTTCAAGGTGGCGAGTTATCAGATATTGTTGTAGAAAATCCTCTTGATAACTTCGGTTATGTACAAGAAGAGGGAAGCTTGGTAGGTAGTCCTTCGACAAACGGAACTATGATTATAGATCCTTCGACCACTCTAAGTGCTACTACTAATTACTACACCGGGCAATACATATACACTACAAACCCAGATGGTATCACATCTCGATTATTTAAGATCACTTTCTATCAGTTCAATCCCGGGACAGGTAACGCTGTTATTCGTGTCGGTGGTGAACTTATTACTGGCGCTGCTAACCCTGTAGCCGCTGGAGTAACATCTACAGCTGAGTTTAAGATTTTTCCAGAAGTTAAAATTATCGGAGATGGGACTGGTGCGGTTGCTATACCGACTATAAATTCTGAAAGCCGGATTACTAGTATTACAGTTCTTCAAAAAGGAAGTGGCTATCGCAACGCAGTAGCACAGGTTATAGATCCCGCATTTGACTTCAATCCCGAGGATGATGATCGAACATAGATGCAAACACTTTGCATTCTATGCATACATTACTGCTGACGACAACACCAAGATTGGAGATACCAACACTTACACTGGTGTAGGTATTGTAAAAGGTCCTTCTTTCTCAGGATCCACTCCTGATGTCTTTGATAACCGTTTAGCAGTAACAACAGATGATATAGATAGAGTATCTGCTAACACTGTTTTAATACAGCTAGACAGTAACAACGAAACAATATTTTCTGGTGTAGTGCACGAAGTTGATTTAAGTGCTAACACTTTCTATCTTGCTGAGTATTTGGGTCCTTATCCAAACAATCCTTCAACAGGAGATGGTGATACTCCGCTAGATCTTACTTTACCATTTAGAAATGCGACCGGCCAAACAATCACTATAAATAGTCCAGCAGCAGACAACGTAGTAATGTCACCGTATACTCAAAGAAGTGGAGAAGTGTACTTTATGGAAAACTTCTTCCCATTAGCGAGAACAGACCTCTCTAGAGAAGAATTCAAGTTTGTACTGGAACTTTAAGGAACTTAATTAGATATGCCTATTAACACAGACCTTAATAAATCACCGTATTTTGACGATTTCGACGTCGAAAATCAATATTATCGTGTCTTGTTTAAGCCGGGGTTTGCGGTGCAGGCTCGAGAGCTTATTCAGCTCCAGTCAATGCTTCAAAACCAAGTTGAACAGTTTGGTGATAATATCTTCAAGGAAGGTAGTATTGTTAAAGGCTGCAACTTTACAAACTTAGACGATCTACAATTCGTTAAAATTAACGATGGCCCTGCCGGTTCTGCACAGATTAATCCTCTATCATACGTTCCTAAAGTACAAGTTGAAACTCTCAACGGTATCGAAGTAGAACTAGACTATGTTTACGAACTAAGTAACTCTCTTGGATTAAAAGCACAGATTGTTCAGGCTGCCCAAGGTTTTATAGCAGATCCAGTTAATAAGAAAACATTCTTTATACAATATCTAAATTCTATTCCGGGTCAAACTCAGTATAACAGAGGTGATAGCTTAACTATCACTCTTCGCAAATTCAAGAGAGGAACTACTGAGCAAGCACTCAATCCCGTAGATGTAACACCTACTGGTTTGTCTGTAATCTCGCTTCTTTCTGATGATGCGGTTGGTAGATCATTTGGTATTCAATCAGCGCCAGGTGTTATTTTTCAAAAAGGACATTTTGTTTTTGCTGATGCTCAGACACTTGTAGTTTCGAAGTACAGCGAAAGTCCAGATGGTGTTTCAGTAGGTTATAAGATTGGTGAGTCGACTGTAAACGCGCTACAAGACAATTCGTTGTATGATAACGCAAATGGTAGCGCTAACGAAAACGCACCAGGTGCTGACAGATTAAAACTCACTCCGCAGCTCGTTGTTCTTGACACTACCGAAGCTCGAGCTGATTCTGAGTTTTTCGCTCTCATTCGTTATCAAAACGGAAATGCAGTTACGATCAGAGACGTTTCTCAATACAACGTCCTAGGTGAAGAACTCGCGCGCCGCACCTACGAAGAATCAGGAAACTACATTCTCAAAGATTTTCCACTTAGTACAGATGATCGAGTTCCTGCTGGTGGTGGCCAATCAGAAGTTAATGTTCTTGTAGGTACAGGGACTGCTTATGTAAAAGGTTATCGTGTAGAAAATTCTGGTGAGAGATCATTCGTCATCGATCAAATTAGTTCAACTGAAATTGCTTCGAATCAAGCAGTTACTTTTGACTACGGAAACTACATCGACATTATTGGAATAAACGGTCGACTGGATATTGATTACACTTCTGTAAACTTGCAAGACAGCGGAAGTGCTAATATCGGTACAGCGGTCGTAACAAACCTTACACCAGACAAGGTGTATGTCAGAGCTGTTCGGTTAAATTCTGGTAAGAAACCTTCTGACATAGTAACTCTTTCAGACGGAAATGGAACAATCACAGTAGCTAACAGCACTGTTACTGCTACAATCAACGATGCTGCTCTAGCACCTATGATATTCCCAACAGGAATGAATAGCCTATTTGCCACGAGTGACACGCTTGTTCCAATACGTGTTCAAGAGTCCGTCACTCCTTCCGGTGACCAAATTGTATTGACCGCAAACCCAGGCGAAGACTTTGTTTGCGACAACGCAGACATTCTGGTTATTGACAACACAAGCACTTACATTCCGGTTACAAATGTTGCAACATCTTTGAATAGCAGTGTTCTAACTATTGACCTCGATTCTGGTGTCAACCAAGACAATCCAGCTACGATTTACTACAACAAAAGATTAGTTGGATCTTCACCTCCTGGAATCGATCCATATAATAAAGTAGTAAGAGAGCCTTGGATAAAAGTAAATTATAATTCATCAGTAACTAGATATAGTCTTGGCTTCCCTGATGTGTTTGCTATTCAGCGTGTTGAAGATTCAAGCGGAAACGATTTCACCGACAGCTTCAGACTCAACTCTAATCAAAAAGATGCATACTATGATATTTCTTATATGGAATATATTGAAGGTAGACCAAAGCCTACAGGTCTATTAAATGTACAACTAAAAGTTTTTCAGATTAGTGCAGGTAGTGGCGAATACTTCTTTACGATCAACAGCTATCCTAATACACTTGAAAGATACGATATTCCGGTTTACACTTCAGCTGCAGGTATTCGTTACAATCTTCGTGAGTGTTTCGATTTTAGGCCTTACGTCAATGCTGATCCGGCTGCTGACATTAACAACACTAACAAAGCGACAGCGCCTACGATTACTGCAACGGTCAATTCAATTGCGCCGGTGTTTGCGACACCTCCTCTTCGTCCTGCCGTGAATCAGTCAGGTACTACAGATATTGAATATTATCTAAGCAGAATTGATACAATTGTATGTGATTCTTATGGCGAGATTTCTCTTATCAAAGGTAAGGAAGCAAAGTTCGCAATTCCGCCTCGAGTAAATCAAGATCAATTAGCGATCGCTCAGGTTAAAATTCCTGGTTTCCCTGCTCTTTCATCTAAAGCAGCAGACGCTCAACGCAAACGCGAATACGCAGTCAAAGCTAAGTCCACTGGTGTTAAAGCATACACCATGAAAGATATGCATTCTCTCGAGAAGAAGATCGACAGAATGGCGTATTATATTTCGCTAAACCAGCTTGAGCAAGAAACCGAAAATCTTACAATTCTTGACGAGAACGGATTGAACAGATTTAAGAATGGTTTTGTAGTTGATCCATTTAATGATCTATCTCTAGCTGACATCAGTAATCCGCAGTTCAACGCGGCTGTGCCGTTTAATCAAAGAATTCTAACACCTTCGGTTCAAACATTCCCGTTGGATTTGAAATATAAAGCAAGCTCAGGTGCTACTATATTCCCATCTGCTACAAATGCTAAAGTCGCTACTCTGGGAAGAGACAGTAATGTTCAGATACTTAACCAACCTTACGCATCTGGTTTCCGTAACTGTGTAAGTAACTTCTACAAGTACGTAGGATCAGGACAAATCTCTCCACCTTATGACGCTACTTACGATACAACAGTTAACCCTGCAACCATTGACATCGATTTAACAACACCATTCCAAGACTTTGTCGATAATTTGCAAGAGTTTGTTCCTCTTACTGATGTTACTACGACAACAACCACAACAACTCCAGCATTCCCAGAGCCAGAAGACATAAGAGAGTTTGGAGGTTGGACTTTCCGTAACGGCAGACTTAGAGGAAACGGGCGAGTAGTACCTCGGGCTGGTACTATGATCGATACGATCACAACTACTACTCGAAACTTTGAACTAAACACTGACAACATGGCGCAGAGCCTTGCGGTCGGAGAGTTTGTTTCAAACTTCCAGTTCCAGCCTTATATGGCTGCTAGAGATATTACTATCTACATGTCAGGATTAAGACCTGATACTCGCCACTACTTCTTCTTTGACGGTGTGAAAGTAGATGATAATATAATTCCTGGAACACTCGTTGATAGTGCTGATGAAGTTCAACGAAACGGGCAGGCTGGTGATGCAGTTACAACTGACACAAACGGTGTTTTACGAGCGGTCTTCTCGCTTCCTGCAGAAACTTTCTTCGTAGGTGACCGTGTTTTAGAGATAGCAGATGTTGATACTTATGATCAAATCGAATCAGCAGCTATTTCTACTGGTTTCGTAACATACAGAGCATACAACTTCTCGGTTGAAAAGACTGCACTTACAACATCAACTCGAGCACCGACTTTCGACGTCAGTGCTTCGACTACTACTCGAAATGTTGTTCGCAGACCACCTGGCCGAGATCCTATCGCACAAACATTCTTCATTAAGAAAGGTATGGGCGCGGGTAGTAACTCAATCTTCTTATCAGAGGTCGATATTTACTTCAAGCGTAAGAGTGATACTAACGGTGTTACGCTGCAATTGCGCGAAGTTATAAATGGGTTCCCTTCAAATCAAATTGTGCCTTTCTCAACAGTTCACCTGCTTCCAGGCAGTGTTAATGTTTCAGACGATGCTTCTGCTGCTACGACGTTCTCGTTTGAAGCTCCTGTAAGACTTGATGTTGAAAAAGAATATGCTGTTGCAATTCAGCCCGATGCTTCTGATCCTAATTACTTGGTTTATATCTCGAAGGTAGGTGGAACAGACCTCACTCCTGGAGACACTCAAGGGGCCGCTATTGTACAAGACTGGGGTGATGGTGTACTATTCAGCTCGACCAATAATAGTGCTTGGAAGTCATATCAGGATGAAGATCTCAAGTTCGTTCTTCGTCGTCACAACTTTAATGAAAGCACTGGAACGGTTACGCTAACAAACAACGATCACGAATTCTTAACTGTAAGTAACGTTACTGGTAGGTTTACACCGGGTGAGCTTGTTTATCAAGTGAAAGAATTTGATGGCGGAACGCTGGCAGCTATAAGTATCGCTAATGGTTCGGCTGTTCTTACTGGATCTGCTCTAGATGACACTTTCTCAGAAGACGACTTCATTTTAATTACAAGCTCAGGCGGTCGTAGAGACGTGTTTAAAGTTCTGAATGTTGATTCTGCATCTCAGCTTACTTTAGACAAGCCTTGTTCGTTCGATGGCTCAGGCGGTACATGTGCTTCGATCGTAGTTGGATACTTATCTTACTACAACACTCGCAATCCATTTGAAATGTATCTAGATAGAAGTTCTGCAAAAGCCGGTCGAGTGTTCGATGCCACTGTTGATCCAGCATCACCACTCAACATCATAGGACTAGACAGTGGAGTAACAGCAAGACTTGACTCGGTAGACAACATCAACATGAGTTACTTCCAACCTATGATTATGAAAGCAAACGATTCGGTTAGTACCACTCTGCTAAGTGGAACCTTTGTTCCACCGGCTGATGTAAATAGTACTTACACTGAAGCACTAAAGTTTAATGACAACAACCACTTTAGTCGAAACGGCGTGATACTTTATTCTAAGAGTAATGATCCTGGAGACACGAAGCCATTCAACGTCATCGTTGATCTCGACAACGGTGCTAACGTGACTTCAACTCCTTTCTTAGATATCGAAGTTTCGAAACTTATTGCTTACAAGTATAAGATCACTGATGATCCTACTACGACGGCTAGATATATTTCTCAGACAATTGAATTAGCAGATAATCTCGATGCTGAAGATTTACATGTAATTACGACTGCATATAGACCTCTTGGCACTGATATTAAAGTTTATGTCAAGCCTCAACACGCTTTCGACAGCGACAACTTCGACTCGCTAGATTGGATTGAGCTTGAGTTGTTCGAGGGTGTCGGATCTTTCTCTTCAACTACGAATATATACGACTATAGAGAGTTTAGATACAGAGTAGCAGATGCTAATAAAGATGGTGATGGAGTCTTAACTTACACCAGCACTGCAGGTGATTTTTCTTCTTATCGAAGATTCGCAATTAAGATTGAAATGATTTCACCTAATGTTTATAATGCTCCAACTCTTCGAGACTATCGAGCAATTGCTTTAACATAATAGGTTGATAAAAGATATGGATAGAGATGCTAAGTCTAACGCTATTCTTAACACAGATGCGGCCGCGCTGAATAAATATAAGATAGAGCGTAAGTATTATCGAAAGGTAGATCGCCTTCATGATGATATAGTAGAAATCAAGAAGAGCATCCTCACCATTTACGAACGAATAGAAAAGTTGGAAAGTAAATAAAATGGCAAAACCACTATTAAATACCATTGATACGACACAAACGTTTCAGGATTGGTTAACAAGAACCAATGATATGGTAAACATCTTCAAGACAGATGCTATTACTGCGTCTGGTTCTGGTGATACCACGAACGGTGATGCCACTCTCGTAGGTGATTTTACTGCTACTAACGTTATCGCTAATACATTACTATCATCGGATGACATCGCAGCTCGAAGCCCAAGCGGAACAATTAATTTCCAGTCTCCTGTAGAAATCACGGGTACTAGTGCTACTACTGCAACATTCACTTATGCAGCTTCAGGTGGTCAAGTAAGGTTTACAGACGGTTCGTTCTCTTGGGACGTTGGTATCGATGATACACAAGACGAAGCGAACTTTATAATTGACACCGGTGTAGCTCCAGTCAAGTTTGAGCTTTCCCCGGCTGGCACACTTCGAGTTCCAAACTTAGTTGTAGCTGGCAATATTACCGCAAACAACTTCACAGGTGCATCTCAATTCGAAGACACTGATGACGTGCCTGAAGGATCTAACAATCTTTACTTTACTGAAGCAAGAGCTCGAGCAGCCCTTTCAGCCGGAAATAATATCGACATATCTTCTATTGGTGAAATATCAGTAGAAAATGTACTTGATTGTAATCAGTTTCGAGTAAATGGAGCTGCCGGCGCTACGACAGCCGCATACCTAGATGGTACTGTAGTAGGTGGTCAACCACGCGGTCGCATGAACGTAACTTTTGGTGGATCGAGTTATGAAGTAGGAAACTGGAATCCTTCAGGACTTTCTATTTCAGGCGATTTAGGTGTTAGCGGAGGAGCGACATTCGGTAGTGCCATAACTATTACTGGAAATATTCAAGCTACCGGTAACGTCATTACTGCATTTAGTGCTTCAGATAGAGCATTAAAAGAAAATCTTACAGTTATTGATGATCCGTTAAACAAAGTAATGCAAGTGAATGGATACACATTCAACTATATTGATGGTACGGATCGAGTGTCCGGTGTTGTCGCACAAGAAATAGAAGCTGTTTTACCTGAAGTTGTTTATGACCATCAACGTAATAATGGAACTTATAAAGCCGTAAGATACGAGGGTATTGTTCCTCTTCTTATTGAAGCTATTAAAGAATTGAAGGATAAAGTGGATGAATTAGAAAGCCGTTTAGACAGCAGCGGTACATAGTCTCATATTGGTCTTATAAATATAAAGAAAAAAGGAAAAGACTAAATGTCAAAGATTTCAGAATTACCTCCGATTACCGGTGCTAATACTAGAACGGAAGACTTATTCGTTATAGTTAACCTGGTGCAAGGTGACGATGGTACGAGTAGCATTACTCGTAAAGAACTTGTACAGGCTATCCAGTACGAAATCTTCGATCGTATCACGATCACCGGGGGAACAATCTCTGGCGTTATCATGTCGGACTCTCGACTTGAGAACGTTATCATTGACAACTCGAACATTGAAGATACAAACTTCGTTCGAGGAAGCATCGACGACACTGTAATCACAAATTCTGATGCTAATAACATCGTCATTTCGTACTCTTCTTTCCAGCTAGGTAACATCTTCGCTACTGTAGCTAACACGATGACCATCACTGATTCGTCTTTCGATGATGGTACAGCAAACAATATTGTAATTACAAATTCTCAGTTTATTGATGGAGAGATTCTCGACTCTACCGGTAACAACGTCGTTCTTACAAACTCTGAGCTCAACGACAGTACTGCTAACAACGTCGTAATCACTAATTCAGAATTTAACGATGGTACCGGTAACAACGTCGTTCTTACGAACTCTACCATTGATCAGTCACTCATTTCAAATTCTGACATTGTAGACAGCACCGCTAACAATGTAGCCATCACTCAGTCTACGTTTACTGACGGAGAGATATTTGATTCGACTGCAAATAACGTAACGATGACATCCTCGCTGTTCCAGAATGGACAGCTTGAGAGCTCTACAGGCACAGATTTAGATATTCGAGAATCAACATTCACTGACGGTTCTATTACTGATAGTACAGCAAACAACGTTGTTATCACAGATTCTGAGCTTAATGACAGCACAGCGAATAATGTCGTAATTACTCAATCTCAGTTCAATGATGGGACTGCAAACAATATTGTTATTACAGATTCTGAACTCAATGATAGTACTGCAAACAATATTGTAATTACTCAGTCCGAATTCAATGATGGTACTGGTAACAACAACATCTTTACCAACACAACTGTTGATCAAAGCACAATCACGAACTCTGAGATCTCAAACACATCGTTCACAGGCACAATGGACAATGTAGTTGCTCAGAATATGTCAATTACAAGTTCGAGTGCTGACGGATTAAGCCAGACGAGATCTTCTTTCGACAGTGGTGATGTTACTAAGTCTACATTTGATAATGGTATTGTAAGAAACTCTGATCTTGTTGACTTTGATATGGATCTTACTAAGAAGTTCGATCCACCACTTGATGAAGAAAGTTACTTCGCAATTAAGAACGAGAAGACCGGCGAAACAGAACAGATTTCATATAAGCAACTCTTTGATGAAGTGTCAAGGAGCACTGCACAGGCATTAAAAGTTCACGTTGACGCAGCATCCGGCAACGATGACAACCCCGGTACTATGCTACAACCTGTACAAACACTTGAGCGAGCTTTTGAGCTTTGCTTAGAAAAGGCCGGAGGATCTTTTGATCGTAACGCACTTAATAACGCTGTTCATATTTCTGTAGGACCCGGTACGTATTATACTAAAGGTAATCTTGCTCTTCCTGACGACTGTTCATTAACGTCAACATCAGGCCAGTATGCAACAGTTATTGAAGCCCTTCCTGGATATGAAAACAACAACGCGGTTCTCGTAGGTTCCGGTTGTTATGTTCAAGGTTTCTCTTATATGAACTGGAAGATCGACAACTTCGATTATCCAGAAGGTGGATTCGCGATTGCTTATCGCCCAGGTGCTAAGTTACTCCGTTCTCCATATCTAAGAGACAGTACTCAGCTTTCTAACTTCGTTCGTGCTGATATTGAACCACCGCTCAATCCATATAACAGCAAAGGTACACTGGCCGATTTAGGTAGAACATTCACTCTTGAAGCTGGCTTTACTGGAGCATGGGAACTTGACGACGAGATCGTATTTAGCTCTGGTGCTGTAGGTTATCTATCTTGGGATGATTCTCAAGACGCTCTGCAAGGACAGCCTGGAGACATCACAAACAATCGTATTATTCGAGTTCGTAACCTGAAAAATAACAAAGGTTTCGCGGTTGGTGATACAGTAACATCGGAATCTGGTGGTGTTGGTGTAATTGAAAGCATCGGTGTTGATGACTTCCCGAATAGATTAGTAGGTCGTGGAGGCGGGTGCGTACTCGCAGACCGACGCGTACTCGATCCCGACTCGCTTTACACATATGTACTTTGCTTCGGTTTCACACCACGTACTCAAAACGGTATCGGTTACGTAGCACGGGATGGTGCTGGTGTTAACGGTATCGGTTCTCTATCAATCTTCGTTCGTATCGCATTCTACGCATTGAATGGCGGACAAATGACACTGAACAACTCAGGTACTCAGTTCGGTGACATCTCGATGAGAGCAAAAGGTACTACTGAGTTCTTCGCTCCTAAAGCAACTTCAGCCACTATTATAGGTAACACGGTCTTTGGCGATACTCTTGAAGCGAGTCAAGAACTTATTATCGATGACATGGTCGAGTATCTCACAGCAAATACAGCTGATGGCGGGCTTGGTTACAAAGGATATGATGCTGACAAGTGTGAGCGAGATTCTAAGATCATCCTTGATGGTCTTGGATATGACATTGCGCTTGACTCGAACTACTGGGGACGTTTAGCTGGTATTACTTATCGTTCACCTATTTCTTACATTGTTCCAGGTGAACAGCTCGAAGAAACTCTAGGTGCTAACGAGTACATGCAATCTCGTGTTGAAGGTCTGTTTGAAGGTGAGACCGATATTATCAATAGAGCAAACACCTCATTCCAAGAGCTCTATAATGTTCTCCAG